TCGGCCGGGGACCCCAGGGAGATGACCGCCGGGGCCGGATGGGCGCGCCCGTGAACCGCCACGGCCGCCTCCTAAGTCAGGCCAGCGTGCCCAGCAGATAACCCGGCTGGGCGCACTGTTCCAGCCGGTAGGACACCCGCTGGTTAGCCGCGTCGATCACCAGCGTCTTCCCGTCCAGGCTGATATCCGGGTGGCCTTCCCCGGAGCGGATCTGCCGGATCAGGCCCTCGCTCATCGCCACCACCGGGTCGGCGCGTTCCACGAAGATCCTCCCGGCCACGTCATCCGGGCCGCTGCGGATGACATGCAGCAGGCACTGGCCCGGCCCCGGGGTGGCATACTCGCGGACCAGCTCAGCCATGCTGCGGACTCAGCATCTCTCCATCCAGAAAGTTGCCGTCGCGTTGACTGCGGCAGGAGCGGTGAGACGCAGCGTGATCCCCGCCGACACCGGCGTGTCGTGCGTGCTGCCAAGCGGCCAGTCGTAGATCACCAGGCCGCCGTTCGGGGTCAGTGTCCACCGGTCGTAGGACGTCAGGATGGTCGGCTCGGTGGTCGAGTTGTAGAACCCGGTGAACCCGGCCACGATCGTGCGGCCATACACCTGGTTGATGCTCGAGTTGCCGTTGCTGTTCGCGGTGCCGGGTGTCGAGTTCGACGCCAGCGTGTTGTCACACATCTCCACTGCCACGGGCACGGCCGACGCGGTGACGCCGTCGAACCCGAGCCGCATCTTCGTCAGGTCAATGCCGAACGTCGCCGGGGCGATGACCGTCAGGACCGACTTGGCCTGGGTGGCGACCAGGGGGACCCCGGCGGTGCCCGCGACACCCGTCGTGATGCTGTAACCGGCCTTGGCCATCCCTGGCCCCTTTCGCTTGTTACCAGTTCGCTGCCTGCATGACCGCCGCCTGCGGCACCACCAGCGGCGCGGGAGTGGCGGCGGCCGTGACCGCCGGGCCGAACACCGCGATCATGCTGGAGGTGTTCTGCGGCGTCCCCGCCGACCAGGTGACCGACTCTGACAGCGCCGCCCCGGCCGCCGGGGCTGAGGTGGCATGATCCTGCGCCGAGTGGAACCGGCTGGCCGTGGCGCCGTCATTGACGTCATTGGTGAAGCCGGTGCCCGGTGTCCAGGTGATCGTGACCGATGTTGACGGCCGGTAGCCGAAAAGGCCGATCGCGTAACTGCCCGCGCTGGACACATTGCCGGACGTGGTCACCGTCACCGCGAGCGCCGTGCCGCTATTCGTGCCAGACGTGTCCACCGGGTTAGCGGTGTTACCCCCGGCCAGCTCGTACAGCGTGCACGTCATGACCGTCGTGCCCGACGTCGTCGACGTGAACGCAGGCGCGGCGTCGCCGCCTGCGGCCACCTTCCAGAAGAACGCCACCCGCAGCGTCGTCCCGTCGGTGGCCTCCCCTACCTCCGTCCACCCGGCCGGGGTGGAGATGGCGGTACTGGAGGTGATCGCCCCAGCGGCGACAGCGGCGACCAGGATGTTCCCGGCCGTCTGCGCCGAACCCGCCGGCCACGTGCCGGTGACTGACGCCGACCCGGTGGTGGTGGTGCGGGCCTGGACGGGGGTGCCGACGCTGGTGACAGCCAGGTCCCGTCACCTCAGATCAGCATCGTTGCCTTCATGTGGCCTGCGCGGGATGTCAGGTTCTGGACTGCCTGCCCTGCGCCGCCTGCCGCCCCGCCGGGGCCTGCCTGCGCGCCTCGCCCTCGTCCTTCGCGGCGGCCTTCCCTGCCTCAGCCTTCCGCTTCTGCGCGGCCTTGGCGCGTGCCTCCGGCGTCTGGTATCCCAGCGCCGCCAGTTCCGCCTCCGTGCGCTCCACCGTGCCCTCATCCCCGTAGGCGAGCGCGTTCTCCCGCTCACCCGCCACCCGTTCCACCAGGTGCCCGGTCCCCGGCGCGTCCGCGTACTGCTCCCGGATGTGCTCCTGCTCCTTAGCGTCCCGCATCGCCTCACACCTCCTGCAGCGACAGGTTCAGCGCCGCCGCGGTCGCCTGCGCCCTCAGGGCCGCGTCCCCGGCGCCGCCCGCGTTGTGCCACTCGTTGGCCGCCTGCAGCGCCTGCAGCTGCGCCGGGGTGGCCTGCGCGCCGATCACCGTGTCGGTCTGCAGCGCCCGCCCCAGCGCGTCCAGCGTCACGTTCGAGTACGCCGCCAGCGCAGCCGGCGGGGACTGCACACTGCCCGCCAGGCCCGTGTCGGTGAACGCCGCCGCGTTCCCCGCCGCGGTCCCGACCAGGCGGTTCTCCGTGTTCGTCACGGTGCCCCGGTAGATGTTCACGGTGACCGTCCCCGCCGGGGGCGCGGTCCACGTCAGGTTCGCCGACCCGTTCAGCACGATGGCGACGGTGGCCTCGTTCGACCCCGGGGACTCACCCCACCGGGACACGAACGTGATCTTCCAGAAGTACGTCGCGGCGGCGAACGTGCCGCCCGTGCCCACCGCGGCCACGGCGAGCCCCGACGGCGTGGTGCCGCTGACCTGCGCCCTGATCTTCGACGTCGTCATCAGACCTCCTGGATGAACACGTTCACGCTGTTGGCCTGCGCCTGCGCGAGGGCCTGCCCGTTAGTGTTGCCCTCGCCCGCGGCGTCCCGCCACGACCCGATCGCCTCCAGCGCGACAGGCAGGTCGTCGGCGTTGAGCGTGACCAGCTGCGCGTCGGTGTTGCTGATCTCGCCCTGCCCCGTCAGCGTCACATTCGCGAACGTGCCGCCCGCGCCGATCTTGATTTGCGTCGTCACTGAAGCTGTCCTTCCAGATAGCCAGCTGCCCGCCGCAGCAGCGCCGGGTCATCACCAAACTGCCCGAGCGCGCGGTTGCACAGCCCGCACAAGATCCCGCGTACGCACCGCCCGCACGAGCGCATACCCGGGCAGCAGCGATGGTCGTGATCCACGTGCCCGCTCATGCTGCCGTTCAGGCCGGTCACGCCACCACGGTCAAGAGCGCCGCGGCAGATCGCACAGCCACCGTCCTGGGCGGCGAGAAGCGCATCGAACTGCCCGGCCGTGATCCCGAACTGACGGCGCAGATACAGATCCCGGTAACAGCCATAGCAGTAACTCGCGTGCGTCCGGTCGCCCGGCTCGCGCATTCCGCCGCAATGCGAGCACGGCTCCAGGAACCGCGCCTCCCGCAGCGGGCCGCGCCAGCATTCCTGGCAATAAGACGGATGGCGGCCCGTCCGCTCACCACCGCAGCGGGAACAGCGTTCCTGCCTGAGAAGTGTTCCAGCGGCCTTACGGCGGTCACGGCTCTCACGCTCAAAGAGCCGTTTGCAATCCCGGCAGTAGGACGGATGCGAACTGTCCCCACGAGGATTGCCACAGCGCCCGCAGGTCTCACGAGGTGCCCGCGCTGCATCCGCACGGTCCCTGCATGTGAACGAGCAGTAGACCTGTGCCCTGACGGGAATGAACCCGGTGCCGCAGACTGCGCATGCGCGCGCTGGGCGGGGTGTCTTACGCTTGGCCACGTCGGGCCTCCGGTGCAGTCGGCTGGTCCGGCAGGCCCTCCAGGGATACCAGCCCTGGAGGGCCACCTTTACGTCCTGACCATGATATCAGGCACGAAATGCGGCCAGGAATGGCACAATCAGAATGCGATTGGGCCAGCCAGCGAAGTGCCGCCCACCTTCTGCACCGCGCCGGAATACCTCCGGAAACTGTACGCAAAGTAACCGTAAAGGACCATCAAAACGCCCAGGTTCGCGGCGGCAGGCTGCTCCGCACGGATGAACACCGGGGCCGCGGGATCCTCCCACAAATGGCATTCATCGCGGGCGACAACGTAGATCTCGTCCTGGTTGGAGGAGACGGTCGTGGGCACATTGTTATCCACGACGACGCCGAGGCCGGCGGGCAGCCGCCCGCGGATGCCCTTGTCGTACCCCGACGCCGGGTCGTTGGTGCCGCCCTGCCAGGGGAACTGGGCGCCCATCACGTTGATGAACGGGAAGTTCGCGGAGGTCTGCGCGGTCATCCACCACCAGCGGGAGGAGTACATGACCACGTGGGTGGGCAGCGCCTGGGCGAGCAGGTTCGCCTCCACCGCGGCGATGGCGCCGAGGATCTTGGAGTACAGGTTCTGGATGTTCAGGGTGGTCGTGAACGAGATGGTCCCGGCGAGCGCGGACAGGCCGGTGGTGGCCTGGTTGATCAGCGTGCTGTCGAGGGTCGTCGCGTACCGCTTGAACAGGTCCTGCATGGTGACCTCGTCGATGCCGGTGCCCCGGTCGATCGCCTGCCGGGACAGGGTCACCGTCCCGGCAGCCGTCTGCACGTTCTCCGTCAGCAACGTGTCGTTCGGGTTCGCCGTCGATACGGCGCTGTTTTCTGAGGTCTGCAGCCCGACCGATGAGGAGGTGGTCAGCAGCGGGATGTTGACCGTCATGCCGTCCGGGGGCAGGTCGTGCTTATTGCAGATGTCAGCGAACGGGCGCATCGCCGCGACCGCCGGCGCGTACATGTCGGTCAGGTACTGGGGGACGACGAGGCCCGCGAAGTTCCCGGTGCCCGACGCCCGTTCCAGGTACTGGGACCGCTCGACGCGTTCCTCCGCCATGTGCTGCGACAGCTTGTGTGCCGCCGTGGGGTCCTGGTACAGGAAGTTGCGGGCCACGTCCCGGAGGAACTGGGTGCCCTTCTTGTCGGTGTCGGGGCGGTAGGTCCGCTCGTTGCGGCCCACGGTGACGGTGGCGCGCTGCCGGTCACCGCCCGGCCGGGTGACGCCAGTGTCGTGGAGTTCCCGCGCCGCCTCGGCCTCCTGCACTTCCTCGGCCTTGGCCTTGCGGGCGTTCTCCAGCTTGCCCTCGATGCCCTTGATGTTCTTCTTGGACTTGTCGCGGGCCATGAACAGCTCGTTGACGCGGACGTCTTCCTTGGCGGACAGGTTGGCGCGGCCCTCGTCGGAGGCGCGCTTGAGGATGAACTTGACCTCGTTGGCGGCCTTGGACGCGGTGCGCTGCTCGGCTTCGAGCTCGACCTCGATACTGCTGATGAGGTCATCGATGAGAATGGCCAATGGAAACGCCTCCTGGGCGTGCGGAACGGAACGGTTGACGTGAGCTGCCGTTTCGCCCGTGGGCCCGGCCCGATTTGTCCGGTTCTGTGCGGGTGGCGCAACCCGGCCTGATCCCCGGGTGCTGCTCGGTAGCGTGATACGGTCCCCGGCCGGGCGGGTCTGAGTGCCCGCTGGCGGGGTACGGCCCTGGTCTGAGTGCCAGGCCGTAGCTTGCGGTCAGAGGCGGAGCATCGTCTCGTAGAAGGCGACAGACCGCCCGCAGGGGGTCGTGTCGAGCGGGGTCAGCGAATCCTGGTGCTCCTGCGCCGCCCGGGCCACTTCCGGGGCGCACCCGGCGTCCTGGGCGAGGGCGCCGATGGCGCGGCCGGTGCCCAGGCGGGCGGACAGCCGGTCGAACGCGGCGCGCTGCGCCCCGGCGGGCAGGTGCTCAAGGTCGTCGAGGATGGACGGGGCGCGGGCCGCAATGTCGGTGTAGGGGTTCGCGCCGTAGGTCACCGCGGACACATCGCCGCGGTCGATGTTGACCCGGGTGATGGTGAAATGCTCGAACTCCTCGTCCCATTCGCCGTCCTCGAGCATGAACGCGAAGCTCATCTCCGTCATGTCCTTGTCGTCGATCGCGATGACCAGGTCGCGGACGTCGGTGCGCTCCGGGTTGACGTACGCCGTGGAGTGCAGGCCGCGGGGGTCCGCCTCGAGCAGCAGCATCCCGTTGCTGGTGCGCGCCATCGCGGTGCCTTTGTGGTTGACCAGGAACGCGACCTCAGGCTGGGCAGCGAGGGTGACGTCGAACGCGTCGGGCGCGATGGTCTCCCCGAAGGGGCCGAATATGTCGTACATCTCGTATTCGATGCCGGTCACCGAGGCGTACCCGTCGAGGCGCTGGCGCTCCTTACCCTCCCAGTCCACGAGCTGGGCGCGCCACTGCGCGCCGAAACGCTGATCGAGGCGCGCCCTGCCACCAGAGGGGAGGCTGCGGTTCCCGGCGAGCGCGTCAGCGCGCAGCTGGCGGACGTCGCGCGGGCCGGCAGCCTTGGCGCTGCCGGAGCCCATGGCGCCCTGGTGCGCCTCCAGGTGCGCCTGCGCGGCCTGCTTGTTCGTCAGGCCGTCCGTGCCGGGCAGGCGGCCCAGCGCCGCGGATACGCCGTGCCGGTTCGGCGGGTCACCCGGGTGGTAGTGGTGCGGCAGGGCGTGCGCGGCCTGGGTCGCCGGGTCGCCCGCCTTCTTGCCGGCACAGATCGCGTTGTAGAACGCGGCCGGGTCGTCTGAGGCGGCCCCGGCCGCCCACGCCTTGCTGGCGTCCCAGGCGCTGTTGTCCACGCTGGCGCGCTGCTGCCGGGGTCCGGTCATCGACTTGGCTCCTGGTTCGTTTGCGTACAGGGCCGCCATCTGCTTCTCCGCGTCCGCCTTGCTGGCGTGGCAGCCCGCGACAGACCCGTCTGAGTCCTTGATCACGCCCCACGGCTTCGAGGCCGGGCATTTGCTGGTCTCGCTGACGTGCCAGGGCATCGGGGATCGCCTTCCACCTGCCGCTAAGCGAAGCGTGTTACGCTCGCCACCATGCCGTCACGCGCCCAGACCGCACGTAACCGCATCGGCGGGAAACTCCGCAAGAATCCTGAAGCCGACGTCACCGAACTTCGCCGTGACCTCGCCGCCGCCAAGGTCGCCGACCACGTCGATGACTGGATCGACACGTGGGAGCCGACCCCCGAGCAAATCGCCCTCATCGCCGCGATTCTCAATCCCGGGGTAGAGCGCCGGCACCATCCGCCGCGTCATCCCTGAGCCAGCGGACCGGCCGCTCTGCGACGTGCCAGTCCTCATCGAACGTCGGCGGCTCAATGACCACGACTGACCCCCCGCGACCCGGCCCAGCAGGCCACGGGAGCCGCCGGCCGTCGTAGGGGCCACTGAGAATCTCGGCGACCCATCCGGACCATCGGGTCACGAACCCGCCCCGATGTGGTCCAGGTGGTAGCCGTTGACCCGCCGCCCGGCCGACAGTTCCTCGAGCGGCGGGATCAGGTCGCCTTCCGGCAGCGGCGCGTCCGGTCCCGCCGGCACCGCAGGACCACCTGGGAACGCCCCGGTGCCGGTCTGCGGCGGCCCGAACAGCCGGTCGAACTCCGCCAGCTGCGCATCGGTGAACGGCGGCCGGTTCTCCAGCTCCCGCGCCTCCGACGGTGCCAGCACCTTCCCTGTCACCTGCGTGTTGATCGTCTGCGCCCGCGAGATCGGGTCCAGCCGCAGCAGCGCGTCCGCGTTGAACTTCAGGTACACCTTCGCGGGCAGCAGGCGCGACAGCGCCGCCTCCCGCCGGATGATCGACGGCCCCAGGTACAGGATCAGCAGCTCGAGGTTGCGCTGGCTGATGTTCGCGTACGTGAACGGCCGGGTCTCGCCCGTCGGCGCCGAGTCGATGATCTCGGCGGGCACGCCGAGGAACCGGCACACGTCGGTGATGGAGAACTTCTTCGCGTCCAGCCAGTCGGTGGACGCGGACTGCATCCCGATGAGCTCGTAATCCCAGTCATTGCCCGTGACCAGCGGCTCATCGGTCGCCAGCGCCGCCCGCCACGCCTCCTTCACCGTCGAGATCTCCGTGCTGGACAGCACTTTCGCCTTGTTCGTCAGCTTCGCCTTCGGCACCGCGCCGTTGCCGAACCAGTCGGTGGCGAACTCCTGCACCGTCAGGTACTCCCCGATCGCCCACCGGGCGTACGCGATGGGGGACAGGCCCACATGCATCCCGGCGACCGTAAACGCCTTCTCGTGCCAGATCTGCTCCGGGTCATACAGCTGGTTGCCGATCTTGAACTTGTGCAGCTGCCCGTCCCGGACCTGGACGGTGACCGAGTTGATGTCCTGCAGCTCGACCCGCGCGGGGAGCCCGTACCCGTCGGTCTTCGTGATCAGCCCGACCGCGTTCCCCGCCCGGTCCACGTCGAACTGCGTCGAGTAGCACCACTCCAGCCAGTCCACCCGCTCCCCGCCCGGCATCGACAGCACCGGCGGCTTCGGCCGCGACACCTGGACGCCGTTCACCCGCGCGTAACAGTCCACCGGCAGCGTCGAGATCAGGTCCGCCCGCACCCGCAGGCACGCCCACACCGCGGAGTGCCGCAGCGCGGTGTCGTTCGTCACCACGGGCCAGTTCGGCCGGATGAACGGCCGCGGCGGGATCAGGTCGTTAATAGACGAGATCCCG